TTGGACTTAAACCAAAGGAAGACATCACCGTTCTCACCGTCGGCAAGATCATTCACAAGTTCGCAGAGAACATTGCCTTCGACCGGAGCGGAGAGAAGTGGCAAGAGGCTTGTCTCGATGCGTTCAAGTCCGCAAAGGATAAGAACCTGCCGAACAAGGATCAAGATCAGATCAAGAAAGCTCTCACTGTTGCGCCCTTGCAGCAACTCCCAACGCCCCTAAAGTTCGGCGATAATCGCGGGGCTGAGTTTCACTTCAACTTCCCAATCGTAGAGCATCCTGCGTTTGCCTATGTCGGCACCGTCGATCTTCTCTCTATAACCCCGGCCGGAATCCTTCAGATCACCGACTATAAAACCACACGCAAGTACGCATTCAAAGATGCGGTCGCGGGTTACGAGGGCGACACTCAGTTCTCTTTCTACTACTATATCTTCCAGCGTTTCGCATACGAAATCTTCAAAGATGAAATAAACTACGCCAACGCTGCGTGGTATCGTCGCATGGTGATTCGTACTTTGGTCGTGCAGATCTCTTTGCCTTCCCCCGCGTGGCGCACCGGCCCTGATTGGAGTTTCTCCGCCGAGCAACTAGAGGAGTTCGGCAAAGAACTTAAAGAACGCATTGAGCTTTTCTCAAAGCATATCAATCAAGCTATGGCTCACGACAAGCTTCCTCCGCCTAGCGGCAAGCTCACCAATAGCTGCCCAAGCTGCCCATTCAAACGCCTATGCTTCGCCGATAACTCCACGCAAGTCGAACTCTTCCTCTCTGAGTGTGACATCGTGAAGTATGAACCCCTTTCTTGGTAATGTAGCCAAGCTTAAATAAAATGGAAACACAACAAACATCCCCAACAAAACCACAGTGGCCCAAGACTCTGATCGCTCTCGTCGGTCCGAGCGGCGCAGGTAAGTCTACGTCCTTTAGAAACGTCGACCCAACCAGAACGATCATCCTCGACGCAGAGCGAAAGGGCATGCCTTTCCGCGTCCGTGATGAGAAGCTCGTCGTCCCGATTGATAGCTATGATAAGCTGACGCTTGAACTGAATAAGATCAAGAAAGACACGACGAAAGACTTGGTCGTCATTGACTCAATCACTGCGGCCATCGACCAACTGCAGGTCAAGTGCGAGCAGATCTATAAGGGCTTTGATATCTGGAAGAACTACAATGATGGTATCCAGACTCTCTGCACTAACCTCAAAAGCCTCGATAAGACCGTCATCATTACGGGGTTAGAGGAAATTGTCCCCATTCAAGGTCTCGACGGGAGTATGACCACTCGCCGCCGCCTATACGTGCAAGGTAAAGAGTGGGCAAACAAAGGCATCGAGTCAGAGTGTCTTGCTGTGTGGTCCGTGTATGCGAAGAAAGAAAAAGGCAGCGACAACATCCAATACTTCTTCGCCACGCAGACCGACGGCGTCACGACCGCGAAGACTCCGATCTTCTGGGGCTTGCCTAATCCCATGGAGAATTGTGTTGTGAAGGCGTTGAATAAGATTGCTGCGGAGTTGTCTAAACCCTAATACTATGAACGAAAATATTCCAGCCAAGGATAAAGAATATCCCCTACAAGAAGCCGAGATGCGTTTGACTCTTAAAGTCAAGCAGCATTCTGATGGCAGCGTTAGCGGATATGTCTATAACTTTGAAGTCAATAACTACGAAGGTCTTATTCCTAACGTAACTGAAATGTTGCGAGAGTACGACTTTCAGTATGCTTCGGATAAGATGCTCGAAGTAACGATTGATAGTATCCTAAAAAACAGAGCCTAAACTTTGGCCCACAGAAAGCTCCTCCCCATTTGTCGGTCGCAGAATAACAAACAAATAAACAAAACATAAAATGAAAAAAGGTACTGAAGTCAAGCTCGGATTCATCCCCGCCAACGTGTATAAGGTTCTCGTCCACAAGACCGAGATGCGCCAGAGCAGCAAGGGTTTCAAGATGGTTGTCTGTGAGTGCGAGATCATCGCGCCCGAGACTGCTGTCGCCGCCGGTACAACCTACAAGACCCTCGGCGCAAAGGGCAACATGTACATCATGCTGGAGAACAAGAACGGCGTTGACTCTGCGCTGGAACTTCTCGCCACGCCGCTTCAAGTCGTCGGCCTGTATGATGGTCTGCCCGAAGACTACAACGACATCGACGTGTCCGACGCGCTCAAGTCGCTCGAAGGCCAAGCCTTCAACATGCTCGTTCAGTCGCAGCCTGAGTACGTCAGCGACGACCCGTCGAACTCTCGCGATCTCAAATTCGCCAAGCGCGACGAGAACGGCGAGGCTATCATCAAGCGCTACAACACCCAGTTTGACTTCTCTCAAGTCAAGGGCGTGGCGGCTCCCATCGCAGCCTTTTAAGTCTCTTGATGGAGTGGTTGCCATCATAGAGACATGCGCCTCTTAGTAAGTAATGCGAACTTGCTAAGAGGTTTTTCCTCAAGACATACATCCCAACTCGCACCGCTGGCAGACCGGAAATAGTCTGCCTTTTCTTTTCTCTATAAATAAACATCAACATGATAGCCCTCGTTCTCCATGGACCCTCGCGATTTGACAAAGAAAACAACGGCATCCTTCTCGGACCCGCCGGAGATTTTGTTCGTTCTGTGTTGGCTAATCATAATCTTGACTTGGATAATCCATCTGATATTTTTATAACATTTGCCGACGACTTCTTCAAAGGCGCGAATAAACCAAGCGGCATCACAAAGATTATCTTCGCCGGGGCCAGAGCCTTAGAGTTTCTCCCAGCCGCCAAAGACAAAAGCCTAGATGCCTTTCGCGGTGTAGTTTATACTTCCTTCAATAAGACCCAATACATCGTAACCTATTGGCCACAGGATTGCGTGGACGCTTGGGGCATGGAAGATGCGCTCGAAGGCGAAGGCGACGGCGACGATATCCTAGATAAAGACGACGGCAAAAGCACCTCGCCAACGAAGCGATCTAACTACAGTTTTTGGTTCGCACAAGACATCAAGAAACTCCTTACATATGACCCACAAAAAGTTCAACCTGAAACACAACCCGTCGTCTGTTCCCGCAGCGAAGAAGCCCTCAGAGTATTTAACCACGAAGGACCCATTTTCTTCGACATCGAGACCCATCCAAAGACCAACACCCTTACCTGCCTCGCCATCGCGTGCGGAGATAGCCCTGTTTATTCTGTCCCTGTTTATGATTGGGGCGGTAATCTTAACGTGGGTGTGGTGTTTTTTGCACGTTTCATAAGAGAGCTAAAGAAGCGCAGGGTCGTCATACACAACGCCCTCTTCGATCTCTGCTTCCTCGCCGCCTTCTATAAGATCCCCTTCGGCCCAGATATCTATGACACAATGGTCGCGGGGCATCGCATATTCCCCGAAGCCGAGAAGTCTCTCGCCCATCAAGCCACTCTCTTTTCTAACCGACCCTTTCACAAAGATGAAGCAGGAAACTTTGATCCTCGAAATAGAGCACAATTTGAGCAGCTCCGCGCTTACAATGTTAAAGACGTTATTGTCCTCCGAGAGATTTACTATGGTCAGATTGACCTCATCTCAAGGGACCGTGGACTTCAAGACTCGGTCGATCAAGCCAGTCGATCGCTCGCAGACTATGCCTTCATGTCGCTGCACGGAATGCACTTCGACCCCGTCAAGCGGGGCTACATTGTAAGGAAGTGTGAAGAGAGGTACAAACAGCTCAACCGCGTCTTGAGAATCCTCGTCGGATTTGACCTCAATCCCGGCAGCCCGGATCAAGTTGTCAAATATCTGCACGAACAACTAAGATATAAACCAGAGAAGACAACAGACAAAGGCTCGCCCTCGGTCGCCGGGGATGCACTCTATAAAATAAAACTCAAGCATCCGAAGAACGTTGCCATCGACGTAATCTTCGAGATGCGTCGTATGGTTAAGCTGAAAGGTATGTTAGGATTTCAACAATGGATTTGGGAATATTAAGTTTATGACAAAAGATACAAAAGAAAAAGACCCACAAATCGCCGCATCTTTTATGCGCGCCGGGATTTATGACGCATCGAAGTTTGGCCACGTGGTCTCGATGCCCAAGCTGAATGGCCTGAGGTGCATGTACATTCCTCAAAGGGGCTTCTTCTCACGCGATGGCAAGCGGTGGAATGATGCCGTCCTTGCACATATCATCCCGCCCACGACAGACTATATCCTTGATGGCGAGTTGTATTGTCACAGCATGAGTCTGCAGAAGATCAATGCCGCCGTTGGGGTCAACAGAATCGAAGCCGGACCATATGCAGAAGTTATCGAATTTCGAGCATTTGATCTTGTTGAGCCTAAGTATAATGCTTTAACAAGAATGCTCTTGCTTGATAAGATCTTTGCCGATAGCAAAGGCAAGACAGCTAATATACGCCCAATTCACTGGTCTATTTGCAAGACCCGGATCGAGTTGGATATGTGCTATCACGACTATCTCGACCAAGGCTATGAAGGCCAAATGCTCAAGAGCGTCTTCGGATCGTATATGCCACAAGGCGAGAAGGAACGCTCGACGATGAATCTCCAGAAGCGCAAAGCTTTTCTTGACGCTGAGTTTGAGTGCATTGGAAGGGTTATATCCCAAGAGGGCAAATGCGCTGGAAAACTAGGCGCGTTGAAGTTCATCACCAACAGAGGCGTGACATTCGAAGTCGGCACAGGCTTTACGGATGAGGAGCGCGAAGAGTATATCACGCCCAACTATCACTTCCAACGCAAGGCCACCATCAAATATCTCAACCTCACAGACGACGGCCGTCCTTTCAATGCGTCGTTCGTTGGATGGCGAGATGACGCTTAACCTCCAACAATATGTTCACAAAAAACCTACCGAAGCATCTCTACCTAAACGTAGACACAGCCTTTACCCATAAACAACCGCAAGGCTATATGCCTGCGATATGGTTCGCCATAACCTCAACGCCCAGCCGCGCATGGGGCTGTCATGTCTTGCTTGAGAACGGTGCAATCTATCGCAATCTTCCGCTCCATGCACTACACTTCAACCCTGATACAGAATTTAACGAGTGGTCTATTCAAGAAGCCCAACGCTGGGATTGTTATGGTTGGAACTTCGAAACCATCGAGTACACTTATCTTCGAGGCCAGCGTTGCTTAGTAAGTTGCTGTGATGATAAACACTATGGCACATATCTCTTCACAGCCGCGCCCTTTGACGACGGCTTCAGTGACAATCCAGAACAGAACAAAGAGTTCCTCTTTATCCAACTCGACAACGGTCGCGTCACGGCCCAGCCCACGAACAAAGTCATGATCCTCGACGAGAGCTTTAATAAGAATACTGACTTTCCGACGGGCCTGAAAGTATCTAATGAGATTTACTCTTGCGAATAACTTATGCCCACGCCACACATCCACTGCCTAACTTCCCTCAAGGTCGCCGGGACTGGTTCGTTCAGACTTGCATCTGGTCAATTCCTCGGCGACTACGGAGCGAATCTCCAGAACCCAGACAAAGAAGCCCTCGATATCTACATCGCCCCAGCGGGAATGACATTCGTCCAATGCGATCAAAGCGGCGCCGAGGCTCTCATCGTAGCCAATCTCACGCGCCCTGGAAAGTATAGAGAACTTTTCTCTGTCAATATCAAACCCCATACCTTCATCGCTCTCCATATCTTCTGCGAATCAATGCAGAACGAATGGCCTCTCGCAGGGAAAAGTCCCTCTTATTGGAAAAGCCTAAGCCCTTCTGACTTAAAGAAAGATCCAGATTGGAAACCCCTAGACAAAGCAATCAAATCCTCAGACAAAGAATACAAGATCGGCAAGATGGTCTGCCATGCTTCCTCCTATAGGATGCGTGAGCGGACCTTTCAGCTTCAAACTCTCAAGCAAAGTCACGGCACTCTTACCCTTTCTTTACAAGAGTGTAAAACCTTCCTCGGTTTCTTCGCAACACTGTTCCCAGAAATCATAGAATGGCAAGATGAAATTGAATTTCAGATTAGAACTAACCGTCAGCTCCGTAATCTGTTTGGATATCCACGCCGGTTCGAGCGCACTATTACTGACTCTTATATCAGGGAAGGCATCTCGTGGGTTCCTCAGTCCACCGTGGGATGTATCACACACATCGCAGTCAACCGCTACAACAACGAGCGGCCGCCGAAAACACTACCGGCGATTAACAATAAACATGACTCTTTTCTGGCGCTGGTTCCAGATGGGCTTGTCAATGACACGGCTAAGCTCATGCAAGAATGCCTCGCCATTTCTCTCACCGGTCGAGACGGCATCAACTTCACGATGAAATCAGAAGCCCAAGCCGGAAAGAACTGGGGCAAGTTCTCTCCCAGTAATCCCAACGGCATGAGAGATCTCGCCTAAATCCGGCCCAGGAAAAGCTCCCTTGCTTTACTCCCCATGAGACAGACGAACGACCGAATAACACAGATCGTCAATGCGATCCGTGAAAAAGTAAAAGAGTGGCCGCCCAATCTCCCGCCACCGTCGGTTGTTATTGTACACGAGACTCATCTTCCCAGCGAGTTCGATCCGAACTTTGAGAAGCTTGAAGGCTTCGACGTTATAACCACACTACAAATCCGCAAAAACTCTGTAAGACTCGCATACTTGCATGAGCCTCTATGAAGACTGGTGTTTGTACACAAAGAACGTACAAAGCCCGCAGCCGTTTGTTGACGCTGCGTTTTATTTCATGATCGGCGCGGCCCTTCAGAGGCGCGTCTGGTTCGGAGACTTAGACTTTCACGCAGTATTTCCTAATCAATATATCGCATTCATCGGCCCTGCTTCCGCCGGGAAGTCACTCATTACGAGTCCGATGAAAGAACTGCTTGAACTTCACGCCGACGTAAAAGCGCCCGAGGATGATCTCGCGGCCGAACTTCTCGGCGAGGACGCAGAAACAAATCGCAAAGGCGCACGTCAGCCTTTGATCTATATCGCTCCGAACAGCACCACGTTCGAGCAATTCACACAAGAGACTTCTCGTGTGGCGTATCTCCATCGCTACATCGACTCAGAGAACAGACGCAAAGCCTACCATCACAGCTCTCTTGTATTCATCCTCGACGAACTAACATCTATCTTTAAGAAAAATGCAGAGCAACTCTCAGACTTTCTTCTCGAAGCTTATAACGGTGGAAGAAAGTACGTTAGAAAACTTAAGCATAGCGATACGGACTTCTGCACAAATATGTGTATCAGTCTGCTGGGGAATACCACACTGGGTAAGTTCCAAAGTCTACAGAATCAAGATATTCTCTCGGACGGTTTTATGGCTCGAACCATCATCGTGTATGGGGTGGAGAAACGTTTCCATCTCTATTCCATTCCCCCTCTTAGCGAAGATCAGAAGGCAGCCAAGGCTCGGCTTCAGACTTATATTAGGCAACTTAATACTGTCTATGGCCCTGTATCTCTAAACGATGAAGCCAAAGAGTATATTCATCATCACTTCGAACTCCATCCCAATCTCGTCCACACGAACAAACATCCGATGCTGGATGAATACTATGGCCGAAAGAATCTCCATCATCAGAAGATCCTCTTTGCCGTACACTTTGCCCGCACGACGGACATGGTCATCACGCGCGAAGATGCTGAAGAAGCCACAGCGCATCTTGCCCGTCTGGAAAAAGACATGCACATTCCCTTCGTAGGAATGGGCCGCAACGAGAGCGCAAAGATCACAGAAGACATCTGGCGCTTTATCAAGACCTCAAACAAATCAACAAAGAAATCAATTTTTATACGGTTCTATCAGTCACTCAAAACACCCGATGAACTCAATAGAGTTCTCGATGATTTGATGACGATGGAACGTATAACCAGAGTAAGAGAAAACAACATTGAATACTATGCAGCCAAAACTAACAACTGAATGCCCGACATCACGCCCACTAAATAACGCAGAGATCCGTGCACAGTTTCTTGATCACGTTAAAGAACTCGTGTGCAAAGATCGCAATGTCACACACGGCGACGCAGAGGATAACTTCCGAGTGATCGCCCAGCTATGGAATGTCTACATCCACAACAGCAAAGGCGAAGAACTAAACAACAAAGACGTCGCCATCATGATGTGCTTGTTCAAAGTATCGCGCCTTATGTCTAACGTAGACAACATCGACAACTGGCTAGATCTCGCAGGCTATGCAGCCTGTGGCGGTGGGATAGTTAAGAAAGCTCAATAAAACAAAAGAAAAGAAAACCCGCTCTGCTTATCACAGGGCGGGTTTTTTATTTATCTAATTTTATCTCAGACCACTCATTCCTTCTATCAAACTCTTCCGGTATTTGTTCTCATACTCTCTCGTCATATACCTTCTCATTGTCTCAGCCCCGGCGCCTTCTTCTGCGCCCTCGACAAAGCTCAGATATCTTGCCGCCTTTTGCGGCTGCCTTTCCAGCGAAGGCATGATCTGATTCTGACTTGTCTTATACTTCCTAATCCGGCTCGCATAATCTTCTGGTGACGTTGCTTCTTCTCTTGCTTTAGATACCAACTCAAATGCCTCTTCGCCGGTATCTTCATCAATAACTCCCCGTTCAAACTCCTGTTCTGCAAGGTTATCATAACTCACAGGGAACATTCCATTCGATCGACCAGTCCCACTCAGCTCTTCAAACAACCGCATCTTGCGCCGATCTGCACTGCGAAGATTCTCCGTACCTTCATTCGCAATCTCATCTACCCAGTTATTGGCAACGCGCAGCATCTGCGTCTTTCCGACAATAACATTCTTTCCAAAGCGCTTCAACACCAGCCCAACATCTTCGCCCTTGTCAATCGCCGTTATGGCTCCAGCGAGATTCTTCGCAAGGTCTGTCGCCAACTCAGCCGCAGGGAAAACTCCCACCGCGGACTGAGTATCGCCAACCAAAGCATTGATCGGCATCATTGCGAGGTCACCTGCAAAGCCAAACGTGCCTGTCTTCTGGGCCATCATCATCAATTTCTGTAGAAGCAACTCGCCTCCATCAGTTCCAATCTGTCCTTCATTCTGCTCAGCCCAGCTCTGAAGCTCGCTCCAGTTAACAGCTTTGGATTCCTTGTTATTGAGCCATTCCTGAATCTGCTCAATCGCACCACCACCGGCCATACCAACAAGCACCTGTGCAATCAAAGGCTTAAGGTTACCTTGCATTGCAGGCTCGACTGCAAACTTACGGAAGTTATTCATCTGGCCCATGCTCCACTTGCTCCACGTCAAGTAAGGCGCAGCGCCACCTTCAAGGAACCATGCTGGCAACTGACGCATATCATAAGATCCCTGCATCATACGGCCAAACTGGGCCGCAAGATCCATGTCCGATTGTGTACGCCAATCAGCATTGAGTGTATCGAGAAAGCGCACAGCATCCTTATCGCCCGTCAATGCTTTGCGCTTGTTGATACTGACGATCATCTCACCTTGCGCCTGAGCAAGCGTGCGTGCAATAGACTCAAGCTTAGACGAACCGGTGATAAATCCAAGTCCATCCAAAACTTTCTGCATATACTTGCCAGCGTCTTCGCCCACGCCAACAACTTGACGGAAGTTCTGATGCGCATTAGGATTGTTCAAACCAGACTCGATCGAGCGCGCCTGTAGTTTGCTCCAATTGCTAAGCTTCTCAGCCATTCCGCCCATGTACGCACCATAGTCACCAAGCCCAATGTAAGCAAGAGGCTTCGTGACTGTGCCGCCCACGTCACCGATACGTGAGATAGTCTGCAGCGCAAGAGCACTAGCCAGCGAGCCAAATGAGCGCACCGTTTTACCGGGTATCTGCGCAGGCGTGCCACTAAACTCACGCATCACAGACTGCACGCTAGGATCAGGCGCAATCACATCCGTGCTCTGCAACACGTTCGCTGGGATATCTTGATCGTTAAAGAACTTCTTCGAGCCCAATGCCGCCATAACTTCCGGCGACTTCTCGAAGTGTTCTTGCGCGGCATAGTCCTTAGCCGAGCGACGATTGTAATTCTCAAACACCTTCCGGAAGTCTTTCTCAACCCAGCTTTCCGGCAGCGGCCGACCCATTGGCTTGCGAGCGCCAGCAAATGTCGCCGGGGCAGAAGGATCAAAGTTCCGATTTATAAGCGCACGACGTTCTTCAAAGTCTGCGAGAGCTTTCTCTTGCGCCTTGTTCTGCAGCATTCCTTTAGACAGGTAATCATCCGTTGCATCGCGCAGATAATCATCCTTGAGTTTCTGATACTCAGGCGTTCCAACCTTAGATGCTAAGATATCGCGAACCTCATCAGACTCCTTCTGTCCGGGCAGCCAAAACTCGCTCTCCATACGATCACGCAAGCCTTTGCCACTGCGGATCTGATGACCAGCTTTATTGGCCTCATTAACCCAGAAAGGCTTAGCTTGTGTGCGCCATTCTTTATAAGCCGCCGCGATCTCAGGCGCAGGTGTAATCAGCTGTTGATTTCTGTATTCGTTATACAGATGCGAAGTAAGTTTTGAAGCGTCAGCATAGCTCAACTTGGAGATAGAAGTCCCAAGCGACCGCGCCTTACCAAGCATTGAGTCGGCAGTGTTGTAAGCACGATTCATTGCACGACCAACGGTCTCATAGATTCCGCCACGCCGTGTGATCTGGTCGATCTCGCCTAGGGTTTTGTCGATGCGACCTTTGACTGCCTCGGCTGCTTTGCCAACAGGGCCGCGTTGGTAGCGAATGTTAGCAGCATCAGAAGGTTCACTCTTGGCAGGACCAAGTATTCTATAACCATCTTCACGATCGTTTAGAACGCCATCAACAATCTCGGCGTTGGGATACTTACGCTGCAATTCCGCTATGTAATCGTGAGGATAAGGTTCAAACGAATCAACATCATGGATAATTTTAGTAACTTGTTCAGGCTTAAAGCGTCCACGAAGAGCATTGTTATTAGCGTCTATGACACCGCGAGGTGATTCAATCTCCATTACGAATGCATCAGGCCAAATCTTTCCTTGCGCCATATGACGCAAACCAGTTTGATCATCAGCAGGATCTTGAAAGCTTCTGTAGTATTTATCTTCACTAGGCAAAAATTCCGGTGCATTTTCAATCCCAGGATATTTAGGATTTGCTTCATCCCAAGCGGTGTATTTTTCAAAGTAAGCATTCATAGCTTTCTTTGAATTCTCTTCTAAAGCTTTAATGCCTTCTCGATCATATGGATTTTGTTGCTTATAAGCTCTTTCAGCTTCTTGAGCTTGTTGTAGTTGAGCGTCTAACGCATTTAATTCAGCAGGCTTTTCACGGCGCTGCATCCTTTCCTCTCCACCCTTTGCCACAGCAACACCCTTCCACGGCACAGCTTCAGTCGTTGCATAATCCATCCAAGCAAGAGCATCTTCAGGACTCATCTTGCCTGTAGTTATTCTCTTGATGTTTGCTTTGAATGCTGCAAACCACTGACGAAGCTCGCCGCGACTGACGTTCGGCAGCCTCTCACCAAAAGCCTGAATGAGCCCTTCCTCAAGCGCAATATCCCGAGCCTGCTGCTCAGTTAAACGCCCAGCCCTGACTTCATCTTGACGCGCTGCGAGTTCTGATTTAAACGCAGGACTATCAATCGCAGTATCCATCAGCGACCGGCGCATTCCTTTACTAGTCACGCCTCTAAACACGTCATGACCGATCTCATGAATAGCCGTATCAGCCGTGGCCATAAATGGATTGATACGAATAACGCGATTGCCTGTCTTCTTATCAACCAGAAACATACCACGCACTTCCTGACCGTCATCTGCGAAGGCGCGCTCTAGCTCAATCTTTAAGCCGCGACGATTAGCAATCTCATTCGCACGATTGATGTCTTCTTGCGTGATGCTATTCGATGCTTCTTCACCTGCGCGAGAGAATCGCTTAGAGATTTCATCATAGATCTCTTGCGCAGCTGCAATGTTTTCCTGATTACCAGTTTGCTTAGCCTCGTTCAACAAATCTTGAGCAGCCTTTGCATCTTCGGTAAGAGTTGAAGCAGCCGGACGATCTTCGGCAGGACCTTCAAGCTGTTTGAAAGCATTCTCCAAAGACTCGTCAGCTTTATCTGCGATAAAAGCCTCACGTTGTTCTGGATCATACCCAAGCTGCTTACGACCTTCGTTAGGAAGTTGTCGTTGAGCAGACTCAGCCTCGATAAAGGGCCGCTCAAGAACACCAGGCTGACGACCAACACCTTCTGGGGAAAGATCAATTTCAACATCAGCAAAAGGTTGATTAAGCAAACGACCAGACTCGTCAAACCTTGGAGCATTAAGAGCTCTACGCTGTTGTCCAACCCCAACACTTTCAGGGCTAAGCAATTCAGCCGTTTCAGTAGGTATAGTTTGCTTTCGCGCACGAGCTTCCGCGAGATCAGGATCGGGAAGACGAGCATTCTCAGGCGTATCCTGAAAGCCCATTGCACGACCCAATCTTGTAGGCTTGTTGAACAAAGTTCCAAGAGCCACATCAGCAGCAAATCGAGGCCCAGAGAACTCTCCGCCTTCGCTCATGTTCACGAGCTGCCCAGCGGTTGAACCAGCTACGTTTGCAGCGACGTTCATAGCAGGCGCAAGGAACTCAGGTCTAGTCAAAGCTTCTCGCATAGTCGCAGCGCCTCCAGCAGTAGGTCTTAGCAAACTGCTCATACCTTGCAGCGACGGACGAAAAGCTAAAGCTGACGGCGCAAAGCCACCAACGTAAGAAGCAACAGGTTGATCAGTCTGGGCTCGTTGCATTTCTGCAATAGCCTCAGGAGCATAGTTCTCCAAGACAGCCTCTTGACCTTTACCTGTAAGATAACCTGCGCCGAGACCGCCACCGATTGCACCAAGTCCAACTCCGATAGGTCCGAATGGCGCGCCGGCCATCATGCCCAGCTTAGCACCACCAAGACCCGCCGCACTAGGCAATATGCTACCCGCAAACGAAGTAAGCCCCGCTCTAAGCGGCGACATTACTTCTGGCTTTTGTACAGGATTCTCAAAGATATTACCCTGATCATCTACATCGTAGACGGTCGGATCATATCCGTTATTCTTCAACCATTGATATTGTGCTTGTGTCATATTAGTAGAACATCGGATCAGAGCCCATGGAAATATCACCGCTCTCACGTGCAGCTTGACGAGCTTTTATACGTTTAAGAACTTCAGGATCTTGTTGAGCGCCAGAGCTAAACAAAGCTTTATAGATATCAGTTCCAACAGATCGAAGAGGATCAGTCGCAGTTGTCGTAACACCTTTAAGATACTCTCCAGCTGAACGACCAAACCTTGGTAATAACGCAGTGTTAGGAACTTCAGGCGCAGGCGGAGGCGGTTTGACAATAGGTTTACTGGTAATGCGATCCACTTCTTCATCACCCACAGAACGAGCAGGCGGCTTAGAACCTTCGCCAGTAAGCATGCGGAATCTTGCAGGACGACCGGGCATTGCCTTAGAAAGACCCATTATTTCAGGTTGAAACACAGCAAGATCTCCTTCAGGAGTTTGAAACAATCCATCGCCAATAGCCTGATAACGAGGTTTTTTTACGGAAGCTTCTGTAGCAGCCACTCTTCGTTCTTCAAGAGCTAGTTTAGCAGCATCAGCAGCTTCCTTACGAACCATGTCTGCATCTTTAAGCACGGCTTCGTTGCCTTCTCTAGCAAGCTTAACAGCTTCGTCTTCGTAGCCTTTGATTTCATCTTGAATAGCTTTATCAGCTAAACGTTTCTGCTCTATATCAAACTGTCTAGCAGATTCTTTATTGCGCGCAGCAATTTCATAGTCAAGATCTTCTCGTCTATTTTTTCGTTCTTTCTCGCTAGCAGCCTCAGCCTTCCACTCAGCACCTTGAGCCTGCTGAGCCTCAACGTTCATTCGATTAGCAGGATCTCCAAGGAAACTGCGAAAAAACCCAGCTGGCTTATAAGGCACATTCTCGCCACCGATAGCCTTGCTAGGATCGTAGGCAGTATTTGCACGCTCCGGAAAAAATCCACTAAGATCAATGCGTGGACCGCCACCTTGAATTATAAAGCGCGGATCAAAACCCGGTTGAGTGATAGGTTGTTGAGTCTCAACACGAGGCGCATTAGGATCTTCTCCGCTCTCAGCGTCAATGATGGGATTGTATTCCTGAGGCGACGGCAAAGCAGGACCGCCTTCGATCGGACGAGACGCCAGAGGCGCACCAGCAGCAGCCTTCTTACCCTTAAACAAAGAAGGATCAATCGTCGCACGACGTTGAGGCGCTCTATAAGACGGTGTCGCATAGCGAGCCTTCGCGATATTCTGCGCGTATTTATTTATCTGAGATGCCATAATATTTATTCCACAAAGTTCTCACCAGCACTTGTCACAGCGCCAGTATGTTTCTGAATGTTTACGAAAATCAAAGGAAGCTTGCTGTTCTGTAGCCAGTGTCTTTCACCCTTCCGAATGTTATAAACTCGGAAATCAAAGAAAGGCCACACCTTTGTGATGTGACCTTTATTGATTGTCCCTTTTCCGAAGAGCTTAAAGAACTTGCCATCAAAATCGTGATGATGCGGCGGAACGTATGTTAGCGCGGGTAAATGCCAAAGTTCCACGGCCCACTGGCCAACCTTAAGTTGTATGCCTCGGCAGGAACGCCAGCGCGTGCGCCGTAATGTTCCCACACGGCTAGATAGGTTTTCTGGAGCGGACTGAAGATCCATCCAAATCCTTTGCCGTTGACATACCACTCAGCATGTGAGGTCATCGGTTTGATCAAAAGCACATTCACGACAGCGCGCCAGACTTTGGAGGTTTTCATCTTAGGTACAAGGAAACGGCTCATCATGCGATAGCCTTCGCGACGCTGTGGAGTATAGTGCAGATCGCGCGACACGCGCACGCTATCGGGGATATTGTCCCAGCCGTAATAAGCCTCAGCGAAAGTCCAGCAGCAAGACGGCAGCGAACCCATAACCTGCGTGAACTGATCAAGACCAGTCTTGCGCTGAGCGTTAAGTTGATTCTCTTGCTGTCTCATTTGCGAAGCATTGCCGAACAGATTCATGCCCATCGCGTTAGACTCTTGACCAACCTCACGCGCAGGTCCAGTACGAGCCTCGCCTTGATTAACCGAGGGGCGACCAGTCGTGAGCTGGAAGGTATCAATGCGCGATGACAAAGGTTGAACAGCCCCAGCCGCAAGCTGCGCCGCATTCGCAATAGCACTTTGACGCTGCTGCTTACGAGCCTCACCTGCGCCACCAAACGCCATAGCATTCGAGACAGTCGAAGTCGCCGTGGGAGTAGCGCCAGTGCCGCGCGCATAATTCTCACGCGCCAAAGACCTATCAATCTCAGCGCGCTCAGCTCCGCTCAGTCCAGCATTGGGATCAGTCAACGAACCCTGCAGCTGTTCAAGATTCTGTAGCGCAAGTTCACGCGCACGATAAGCTTCAGGATCAGCTTCTTTCTGCGTGCGCATTGCCTCACGGACAAGCTCTCGGCCCGTCCCGCTCACGATCCCAAGATCAGTCTCGGCTTGAGCTTGAGCATTCTGCCGAGCAATGTCAGATCCAATGCGCGCAAACTCAGGTCCAAACTGTCGATATAGCTGCGCATTCAAGGCCTGCTCACGGGGCGAAATCTCTTCGCGCAGTTTCTGCATCTCAGGCTCATACTGCCGAGCCGCCGCAACCTGCTGTTGGATCATCGGGATAATGTTCTCCCGATAAGCCTTCATCACAGACTCCATCGACTCTTGCGTATTCGGAATAACTGGAGACCCATTAACAAAGAATCCCTTAGGAATTCCGTTGTCAACTTCCAATCGCGTAGATTCCCAGACCATCGAGTGGCCGAGAACTTTAGAGAGATTAATCTCAAATGTGTTCATTGTTTGATAAAATCTGAAACTCTGTATTGTACGTTTTGCTTACTCTTGCGCCGCGCCCCGCTCACGGTCCAGCCGGGATAAAGCGCTTGCCAAGTAGACACTGCATTAAACAGACAGCCTCGGTCGCCAAGAATATTTAAGATGTGAATGTTTTTGCGCTCAAGATCTAACTCGCACCATAGCGCAACCAAAGGGGTTTCGTTCTCTTTCTCAAGAACAAAAAGCTCAGTGTTCTCGCTCTTGAGAATTCGATCACAATGCATGACTATATCAATGTCAGAAGCCGCGCCGAACGTAGCCTCGCGGCCAGGATGCCGCAAGACCCATTCGAAAAGCTTAATCGCATTGATACAAGAACTCATACTGGTTGAAAATACCTATCCAGAATTGAGCCAGTTGCGTTCTTGCACACAAACTCCACGCCTAGCTTACTCACAGAAGCTTCCCAATAGGCAGCTTGCGCGGCAGAGGCAAAGCGGGATTGAGCAATGGGCGGATTATGGACGGTAGTAAGAGCTTTGCCGCCAGCGCCACTGATAAGAACGGGAAGCCCATTCCAATCAAGGCGTTCAACCAAAGCACTAGTTCCAGCCAACAAGACAGTTGCGCCCCAGTTCTTAAAGGGCACAGCTTGGATAAAGGCCAACGCAGGGTTAAGATTTGTAGCGCTATAGTAGTCATCGCCGCTTGTGAAAGGAGGCTGATGCACTACAACCCATTTGTGTTTCTTCGTGCTATTCGCCAGCGCATTACGCAGCCATTGGAACTGAACGCTATCAGCGATCGTATCGGGCGGCGTAAAAGCATTGTCGATCTCAGTCTGCATCAAAGCCGTGTCGAGGCCCGTGTTGATCAGAAAAATGTCAACGTACTCGGTCGTGTGTTGGAAGTAACGTAGATGCTGCTGGTAGTTAAACAACGGACTCGCGGCCGCAGAGTCATTGTCTTCGGTGCCGGGGACGAATAAGAGTTTATCCTTAATGCTATCCCAGAATGGCGTGATTGTTTGAGCCAACGCGCCGACAGTCCCCGCGCCGAAGCCACCAAACGGAAGACCATAGTTATGATTGCCCGTGCCGATGACGTTTGTGAGGCCATTAAGAGCTTTAATCTTCGCATTGATTATCTTCCGCTGCGATACTTCAGCAGCCGTAAACGTGGGCGGTGTAACTCCGCCGACGATATCAGGAATGCCATCGTTGCCAATGATCGCAAAGGTCTCATAAGAGACAGATCCAATCATTCCAAACGGATTAACCTTCGGCCACACGCCGCTTTGAGTAACCTCAGCGCTGGCCGAGATCAATGCGCCGTCTGTGTCAAACCTAACCATCACGCCCACGCGATCACCTTCAGGCGCCACGTCCATAAAGTTGACCTCTGCGGTCGCAAACACGCCTTCAGTCAGCCCGCCGTTATAAGGAATGCTGCCTGTGGATTTAGGATTGAACGGCAGCGGATTGATCGTTACGACTTTACGATTGCAGTATTGTCCATTAACGTACAAGGCCGCTTCTACAGTCCCACCTGCGGCCACACCATTAAAGCCAAGACGCAAAGTCTGCATCTTAACGCTCTTATGATCATCCGCTGGGACAATCTCAGATCCATACAACGTGACGGTTGCTTTTTGCGCAGAACCAAATAGGCGATAAATCCCGGTCGCCGTCATGAAATAAGTATAACGCGTACCATTGTCTAATGTTGACGCGAACTTCAGTATGTTTCCGACGCCGGGATAAATATCAAGAGAGACAAACTTCTGCAGAAGCATATCAAACCACAGAATGCCGTTGCCATAAGTTGTCGTCACAGAGAACAACGCATAGTTGTCGTGTGTGCCCGTGGCCGTGTTTGACTGCGTGACTCCGTCTATGAGAGAATTGATTGGGCCGCTAAAAGGTGCATTCCGACCCTCATATCGAAACTGCATGATCCCGTTAAAACTCCTAATTCCGGTGTCATGAACAAATGCCACATCCCCTAGCACGTCCACAACAGAATCAGGATTTAGCGGCCCAATCGAAGAGATTACTTGATTACGGAAAGTAGGCTCTGCGTAGATAAGACTAGCTTGATCTGGATAAACCAGATAGCCAGAGTTCTCAGTGCCTACAAAAAACGCTCCATCAATGGAGTTAAGAGTCGAGAGCGCCGTGATGTTGTTGTAGTCGACGTTAGTCGCCAGCGCCAAAGCCCCGCCCTCTGATTCAAGCGCGGATGTTTTGTCGCCTGAAGGATCGACGGCGATCACGAAGTTCAAAGGCGATCCAGTCACGGAGCGCACAATCTGATTGCGCGTTGGGCGATTAAGCCAAAGAGCTGTGGGCGCAGCCGATGACGTGACAGCGTACAATACCCCGTTATAAAACATGGGATAATTCGCAACGGGGACATACTCAGGAACCTCTTTGGTCCACGTAGTATATGACCCAACAACACGCGCAGAGCCATCGGGCAAGATAACCCAAGGCTGCAATACGCCATCCATCACGATAAGCGCCGACGGTGAAGATCCAGCTGGGCCACCGAGCGTAAGACTGCCGGTCGACGACGTAGCAGAGCGGATAAAGTTTACAGTCGAGCCGGGAATAAGTGCAGTGTAAACGCGGGGCTGCACTGAGTTCATTGTGAAAGTGGGAATCAACAGCCAATTTCCACTTGTGGTTTTATAGTACGCCTTGCCGCCCACGAACGCAATCAAGAGACCGCCTGCGGCCGTGATGTCTTGAAAGGTCTCGCCGACTGGCAAATCACTCGATACATTGAGCGGCAGATTCACAGCCTCTACGACGTTCTTTCGAACGCGCGCATTGATCAGAATCCAATACTCGTTTTCGCCCAGCTTGCTGATGTCAGAAAGCTGATTGATTCCGCCAAGCCAATTAGTTTTTGTGACTACCATAGGTTTCGAACTCCTCCTTGCACGAGCGGCCACACTGGGAACATGATCGCAGCATCTTGCGCGGCATGACGCTCAGTCTGCACCATAAGCTCAGTGCCGCTTTCAAGATTCTCACACACGCCCTTACAGATCTCAGCCATCACTTGCTTGCTTGCCTCAGCGACATCCATCTTTTCTTTTTCGAAAGCATAGATGTACTTAACGCCATAGACCAACGCTTGAACAAGACGCTCGTCGGTCCAGATCGAATTAAGGTTGGCAAATGGTGAGAAGCGTTGTTTGTAGAGAACCTCTACGCAATCCTCACCGAGAATAAACGGAGTGCCTGCATTCCAATCAAGGATCTGCACGCGGATGTTTGAGGCGTATAGTTGATTGTTTGCAATGCGTGCAACTTCGAGCTGAGTCGCAGTCATGCGCACGATCACGTCGCTGTTGGTGTAGCCAGACTTCTTGATCGACGTAATGCCGAATGGGCTTTCTGGTTCGAACAGATTGACGGAAGTCTTAACGAGATCGCCGGGCGTAAAGGTTATGACTTCGGTTGTGTTCGCCGCGAGAGAAGTCTGGCCGTTGATGATGATGTCGAACGGCTGTGTCTCTATCGCATTGATCTGAAAAGTCAAAGGCCCCGCGTTGGTCAGCGGGGTATGTAGCGGCGTGGCTGCAATCTGTCGCCATTGGAGATAAGGCTGCGTCCAAGGCACCGCATGATAGCGCGGCCTCATGTCTCGCGTGGTCACGAGGCGCGACGAATCATGCCAGCGAACGCCTCTAATCGCACCTACATACCACGGAAACGTGATAACGTGTTTGTTGTTATCGACGCAGAAGAACTGCTCAAACACAGAGCCGGGCAGATCATATTGGTCATAGATCATTACGGCCGCGCGGTTAAGCCACGCGAGCACTTGAGCTTCTTTATCCTGTGAGTCAGGAAGAACTCCGACTGTTTCGGAAACTTGTTGGATGAGGGAGTTCATGGTTAGGCAAAACGAATTGCAACACACTTCAAAGCCCAACGGCCTCGCTCAGCTGGTGTGGATATAGAGACAACAGTAGACGCAGTACCGCTTTGTACTTGGTAAAATGCTGGGCCTCGATGAATAACTTTTGAAGCAGACGCATCAAAGAAAATCAAAGGACCTGCCTCATTAGCACCGCCGTCGTCATTGCCTAATGAGCCAAGAGGAATCTCATCGTTAGGATCAAATCCATGATCGGCCGTAATGCACTTAAGGTAAAACTGATAAATATCAGCTTTGCCACCCGTAGCTGCATAAGTGATAACATCGACAGGTGTATTTGACGCAGGTAATGGTGTAACTTCAACAACTTGTTTTGAAGCTACAATTCCAGCCACAGCCGTAGGAGCAACCCAATCCGGAACACCTCCAACTTTGCTCAACAGATAACCATCAGGAATTCCAGAAGACTCAACTTTGATCGGCGCAACTGTACCATTCTGCAGCTTGCCGCCGCTTAATGTGTCGTTGAGAATGTCTACATTAGGCTCAAGAAAACGCCACGTGGCAAAAAGGTCACCTGTACGACCGGTAAGAAACTTACTGCGTGTAGTAGCCGCAGGAGCAGGCCCAATCAAATCAGTGGGAATTGCACCATTAGCGATGTTGTCAATAACATTCTGCGCAGTATACCAATTAGCCACGCCGGGGCCGTAAGTAGACGCAAGACGGAATTGACCCGCCGGAATGCCTGTAGTGATAAGAGATCCAACAGGAATAGATCCGGTCGTGACGAGACTTGCAAGAGAGGCAAACTCAAACGCAGTCCCGCCAGCATTAACACGAATGAGTTGATTAGCGGTGCCACCTGCCGTTGAGAGCTTAGCGAGAGTCACAGCCGCATTTTGAATCATTGCGGTCGTGATCGTATTGGGGCTGATAACGTCATTCACGTTAACCCAACCCGGAGCGCTTTCACGATAGACGTTAACAGTTGGCTGAGCAGGATTCGCCAAGCTAACCCAAATCGACCGCTTGCGCCACGCATTCGCGCCCGTGACATCAGGCGCCGTAGTGTCAAACAAGATCATGCCATACGTCGACGACGGCTTGGCCTCGCGGATGAGTTGCAGAAGCACGCTTGCGTATCCGCCAAACGTACTCGTTGGGTCGATGCCTTCGACAAAAGGATTTGAATTTAGAGCCATAAAGTAAAAAAGGGCTATCTCTTCGAAAAGAGATAACCCTTAGGGTTGATCTGGATTTTGTTTAATCCACCGGGCAAACGTAGAAATTTTCAACCGGATACACTGTCGGATATGGATTTGGCAGCGTTCCGATTTGACAAACACCATTTGCAAGCGCGGTACCAAGCTCGTCGCAGCAGTCATCTGGCTTCTCTAAGATATCCGTTAGGAGATCAAAAGCCTCGGAGAAAGCTCTCGTGGAGAAAGAAGTCGTCCAGTATTCAAACTGTGCGCCTTCGCCGGGGATGATTTCGCCGCTATAGAGAGGGTAGCTCAAGACTTCATAGCCGTTTGTCCAAAGCTTATAACGGCGCACAGAACCCTGAGCGACCCACTTCACGGTCATGACATAAGTCGGAACTTGAATGTCTTGACCGAGACGAATGCAGAAGTTTTGATTGGGCAACAGGATATTCTGCACTGCGAAGATTCGTGATGCACCAGCCCAAGCCTCTAGGTTTTGCGTAAACCCAGCCACCGTAAGACTTTTGTAAACGAGCCTGTTCAAAATGACAGGCTTTGCACTCTTTGCAGGTTCAAGTGTGACAGGCTTAAAGTCCCAAGCGCGCGGTCCAGCTGGAGGTGTGGGGAGTTCGATGACTCTTACATCGGTGATATTAGGCACAGGCCCAAAAGGCTCACCATTTTGGAAAGATCCAGTCGCTGGCCAATAGCCGCCGTTGTTGAAGACGATATCATTTCCGGTGGAATTAGTTATCGTGTTTCCCTGAATGTTAATATTCTTAAAGCCAGGAATAAGCGTCGGGTTGTACAACGCCGTCACGTCGCGATCAAACTGATACAACATGAACGTCGCGTTGTAAGGCGCTTGGTTATAGTCGTAGTAGAAACTATTAGGCCCAGCAAGGCTGACGTTGTTGCC